CCTCGACCGTACGCGCATCTATCTGGCGCGTCTGCCAGAAGTCACGTTTACTATTAAACGTCTCAAAGAAGTACCCGCTGTTGCGTCGTGGGTTGCTAAACGCAAACCAATAGCGATCCAGAATGTTCTCTGTGAAGAAGCCAGCCCCCACCGCCCAGATCGCGTCGGCAATACCAGACGCCTCGTCAAAGATCAACATCATCCCGTCGTGGTTGTGTACACCCGCGTAAGCGTCTGGATTCTCTTCTGACCAGAGCTTGCCCTCTGCCGCCCAGTAGCGCGTACCCTTTTTCAAATCCCGCTCAACCAGTTCCGTTAACCATTGCGCCGGAACAATCTTGGTCGCGCTGATCTCCCACCAATGGGAGTTGATAATCATCGCTTGCCACTTGGTCAGTTCGCCCCAAGTGACAGACCTTAACTGCGCCTCGCTGTTGGCGCTCACGATCACCGTCGAGCCGATCCGCGTAGATAACATCCACAAGATCAGCCAACTTACTAACGCCGACTTACCAATACCCCGTCCGCTGGACACCGCCTCGCGTAGCGTGTCCATGTTGACTTTACCTTCGTTAACTCTGATGTGCTTGGCAATGTCACGCAGTATTTCGCGCTGCCACTTGCGCGGTCCGCTGAACTTAGCTAACGGTGTGTTGGGCTGGCCCCAAGGAAACGCGAACAGTACAAACGCTTCAGGATCGTTCGCTATTGCGGGTGACCACAACCGCGTCATCAACGTCTGCTCTTCGGCTGATGTATAGATCGTTTTTTGCATTCTCTAGCACTCTGGTTTGCGCGGCTTCTAGCGCCTGTGTGATGCTGATCCGTTGATACACATCAACACTAACTTCTTGCTTGGCCGTCCACTCGTGACGGTGGCGCAAGATCTCTAACGCGGCTTTAGCGTCACCACCTAACGCCGCGCTATTGAGAACCTGCGAGATTTCTCTTTCATTGTCAGCGCGGCCTTTTTGTTCTGCCATTTCTGCTAACGGATCTAGCTGACACAGTTGCCGATACTCAGCGGGCAGCATACCAGCCGCCAGCGCCAGCGAGTCACCTTTCAGACCTAACTTCGCCGCGTCGTAGATGGACTGAAGACGCGCCTCTGTTGCCTGAACATTTCTGACAGTTAGTGGCAAAGATTTGAACATGATTGGATTGTAGGCAATGTAGTCAATGTTCGCAATCAAAAAAATTTAGAAAAAAAAATTTTTTAAAAAATGTTTGCGGGGGGTGCGTTACCGTGACCGGTCGGGCCAAGGCCCTACCCGGGGGGCCTCAACCAAAACCCCTATGTACCCCCTATGTACCCCCTATGTCAGCAATTGTCAGCAATGAAATAAAACCCTATTAATTGCTAGAACTAATGTCAGCAATTGTCAGCAATGCTTTTTAATTCTTATAAAACGTAAAACTAATGTCAGCAATTGTCAGCAATGGTTTGAACTTCTTATAAAACGTGGAACTTGTGGTTTTCGGCAAAATGTCAGCAATGTAGGCAATGTTAGCAATGGAAAAAAATCGGGCTGGCTCAGAACGCGTGGGAGTTTGGTGGCCACTAGCGCGGCCAAACTCCCTATATATAAAAATTGACTTTTGAAACAAATATTAAAAAAGCATTGCTGACATTGACTAACATCGCCCGAAACCCGCGCCAGTATTGACGTTGAGCGTAGGCAACGTTTTTTCTTCGGTTGCTGACATTCTGCTGACGCGTTGCCTACAACCGTTGGTTGTAAGAACCGTGTCAAACATCTATTGACAAGGTACGATCACGCGCGGTAATCTCTACTCACGGCGCGCAAGTTGCGCGTCGTTACACTTCACTACACTAAGGAAAGCACATGAAAATCAACGTCAAACTCTCAGCGCTCCACGCCGTCGCGCAACTTGCGGCCGATAAGGAAATTCGCTACTACATGGTCAGCGTTCGCGTTGAGGCAAACGCAACCCAAACGATCTTGGCCGCGACAAATGGAACTTGCGTTGGGATGTACCGCGTCGTCGACGTTGAGAACGAAGTCGACGACAAGGTTTCTTTTCTACTACCGCTCGACGTCATCAAAATGTTAAAGCCAGCAAAAAATGGTCTCGACGCGGCCGTGATCGACACCAACGACGGCGCGACGGGGACGATTAGCGTAGTTGGCGGCGCGACAGTAGCGTGGGCCGCCGTCGACGGGAAATTTCCCGACATTGCGCGCGTTATTCCGCAACAATGTAGCGGCGAAGTCGCTCAGTTTGATCCCGCGTTGATTGCCAAATTCGCCGCCGCTAATAAATGCTTGGGATCGAGGGCTAATCTTAAAATTTGGCACAATGGCGGATCGGCCGCGCCGATCACGCTCAACGATACGAAGTTTTTCGGCGTACTGATGCCCTATCGTGATCCTGAAGGTTTGGCTAACTACGCCGCGCCGTCGTGGACGTTTGACGCATTTTCGACACTTTGATAAGAGAGCACACCATGCAAGCAATCATCACTAAATTTATTGAACCTACCAATCATCGCGGCGCGCGTATCAAAGCCATCGCGGCGGCCGGTAGCGTAACGGTTCCTTATGAGTATGGGTCGGATACGACAGGCGCTCACCGCGTCGCGGCCGTAGCATTTTGCGACAAGTTCAATTGGGAATTTGACCATGTATCGGGAGAGTTACCCGACGGTTCGCTCGCATGGGTTAAAAATACCCGCAAATCGCTCAGTCAGCGCGTTCAAGCTATCGCGCAAGGCGACACTTACGATGCCCATGATCTTAAGCGCGCGCTTAATTGGTGCGACACGGATGAGGAACGGCAAACAATCGAAGCGTGTCTGAGAGGCGAGCAAACCCTTGAGAATCGTTTCCGTTTGCAGGAAATCGCTATCAGAATCGGAGTCTGAACAATGAAACTCGAAACCTACTGCACCTTTGCGCTTATCGCGTGGATTATCGTAACGAGCGTCATATTGGCCGAAAATATAGCGGCCGCTCTGTGTCGTTAGTGATTGCGGCGGTTCTCGCCGCGATCCTAGTGATCATCCTCGACTTATGAGAACGGCCCGCAAGGGCCGTTTCTTATTACCGCGCCGCACTAATCGGCGTGACGTTACCCATTATGGGTTCTGGCTCGACGGCGCGCCGAAGGTCCGAAGCACTCATTCCAGCATTATCAGGCGCGCAAAATATATGCTTGCGGGTAGGCAACGCGCGCGCCGATAAGCGGCCGCAATCAATCCACCCGGCTTCCTTTAGCGCGTGCAGTAGAGCGGCCTGATACAGCTTCACGCCCGCGGGAGCGAGCGCGCCCAGAGTGTCGCAAACGCCTTGGAACGGCGAACCGATCACGCCGCGCGCAAAGATAGACCGACGCGCGCGGATCGTCTCAAGTAACCATGACTCCGCGCTCGACATCGAGTTCTCGACAAGGTTCGCCTTGAACTCAGTCATTGCGGGAGTAGCGGCCGGGTTAAATTTCGACACATCTCGCGCATAAAGCCACGAACCTACCGAATCAAAACCACCCGCGTTGAACCAGTCCCACATCGCGCGACCCGCCGCTTCACTCATGCGCGGCGCATGGGACCAAACGCAGAACCAGCGACGATCTTGCGAACCTAGCGATATAGGCACTAAGTCATTCGTAAACGCGAGCACGAACCCACGATTGAGCATCATATAGGGGTGAAGTCCCTTTCGATTGATTGGCAGCACATCAGGAGGCGCAGCGATGATCGGCTTAAGTTTGTTCGCTAACTGTCGCCGGTCTGCCGCGTTTGGTTCTTTCAGTTCGTTGATCAGCAGGATCTCCGACTCTAATTGATACCCCCATTGGGACGATATAGAGTCATTATCGACAATCCCTAGATTGATCTTGCCGTCCCCACAGACCGCCCATATAAACGGCGCCCACATGGTGTCCTTGCCGCAGCCCTCATCGCCCCCATGCAAAATAGCGTGGTTGATCTTGATCTCTGGGTGTTGGACTTTATAGGCCATTGCGTCCCATATATGCTCTAGTTCCGAACGCTCTGGGACCAAGCGCGCGCAATGGTCGAGCCATATAGATATATCGCCAACGGTCCCGCTCACTTGCGGCCGCGCGTTGCGCCACCAGTTACCAAACACCTCGCCATTGCGCGACACTAGGACCGAATCGCCCGCCGCATAGGTAATCCCGTTTAGGATACGCCCCCCGCACGCTTGACGGTTCTCATCAAACCATAGCGACGCATTGATCAAGCGCGGGCTTTTGCCCGTCTGGTGCATCGACGTACACATCACGCCGCGATAAGTTGAATCAAACGCGCGGCGCGTGATCTCCCGACGCTCTATAAGATCAAAGTAAGCATCATCGGACTGAATGTAAGCAAATCGTTCGTGCCAACCTGACCGCTCGACGCGGCCCAGTTCGCGCGCCTCGACTTGCGCGATCACGGCCTTCGCATCATCAGTAAACATTTCCGAAGGTGTTAACTTGGATAGCGCGCCATTGACTACAGACGCGAGCAGTTCATCACGTAGGCCATAAGTCCGCTTGGGACCGCCTTGCTCTTCAACCCATGCAAGGAACCGCGCAGAATCCCACTCGGTGCAATGCGAATGCAGACAGCAATAGGCCCGCGAAGCGGGCATATAGCGGCCTTCCGGGTTACCGTCTGAGTGTTCCGCGCTGTTAGGGCAGATCACGCCCCACCAGCCCGCCGGATTGCCGCCCTGCGTGACTTCCTTACGCTCGACAAGCCACGCTAGGACGTCGTCCGACCCGTCATCCTTTAGGTTTCCGGGCCTAAATGTCGTCGTCTCGACTGCGCCGGGAACGACCGACAGAGCGCCGCAGATCTCTTCAAGACTAAACTCGCGCGATGGGTTGAACTCGACCAAGCGCGCGGCGAAACGGTCGCGGCCGGGCTTTAGATTGATCGAGCCGGGGATACGGATGTTGCGCACCGGATTGATAGCGCCAGGGTCCGTATAGCCCGCTGCCGCTATCGCCTTGATAGCCGCGCTATAGACGGATTTATGAGGCTGATCGTCTAGCCGAAAAACGTAGCACCATTGAAAGTTATCCTTCGACGTTTCAATGATCCACGTAGGTCTGATCGTAGGCGTCTTAGACTTCGTACCGACGTCATCTAGAACTAAGCACCATACGTTCTCGCAGAACGCAGCACCCGCGCTGACCCGCTGACCGTCGAAGCGTGACTCAATAAAACTGCCAATGTTGACGTACCACGCGCCTTCCCCGCGCGGCTTGCGAAACGCAGGATAGGCATAGCCGCCCTCACGCTCGACTTGTTTCGTAAATAGTACAACCTCACCCTCTGGCGCGAGGGCTATGATATGATCCACCAGTTCCATTGTGCTACTCCTCGTTTAAGCCCGTCCCCACGACGGGCTTTTTTTATTTCCCATACCTTGTCATCTGCTTAACTTCTGCCTTCAGGGGCAAACCTGCCGCCCACGGCGGCGACGTACACATGACGCGGCGTAATACGTCGGGGTCACCGTCCTCTAGGACGATCTCGTCATGTACGTGGAGCACTACGTTATCTAGCTGACGTAGCGCGTGGCGCAGGACATCATTGGCGACTGCTTGCGTGATGTTCTCGCAAGCCAACCCTTTCCATAGTCGAGCGCGCGGCCATTCTTTAGCGTCAGCGGCGGGCTTCCAGGCGGCTTTGCAGTATGAAATGCCATCGTCTTCCAGTTTTGCAAACGGGTAACACAGAACGCGGCCCGAAGGAAGAATGTACCAGAGATGTTGGCGGTCGAATAGGTACGTAACCCGACCCGCGCTGAACTCCGCGTTAGGCGTGTGCATCGCTGACGTATAGGCCCGCTCAAGCTCCGACCAGAACCGCACGGCCCATTGATTGCTGCGCCGCCAAGCGTCTACCATGCGCTTGGCGTCGGCCTCTGGCAGATGAATGCCATAGGCCCGACCCATAGCGGCGAACGCGCCCACACCGCCCGCATAGCCACACGATAGCTCCTGAACTTTGCCGATCTGACGCTGATCGTCGGTCACTTGATCGACAGAGCAGCCGAACGTCGCAGCGGCGTTGATCTTGTAAATGTCTTGGTCGAATTGCTTGAGCTTCTCCTCGCCCATGTTTGATAACCACGGGTTGACGCGCGCCTCGATAGCTGACCAGTCCGCGACTACGAAATTACCAATAAGCGCGGGTCGGAGCATCCCTTTGAGCACATCTGTAACTCTTCGTCCGTGAATAGGGACAATTGCTCTTCCCCCGACCATATCCTCACGCACTCCAGCCGGATCTTTGGCGGTCTTGCGGGTGAAATTATGGACTTGTGCTCCGTAACTAGAGGCTCGCCCCGTCGCAGATCCGCCAGCAAAAACAAATGCGCCTCGTACTCGGTCATCTTCGACATCTGCTAACTCCTGTAAACGCTTAAATTTCGCAATCGAGGACGCCCATAGATCGTCCGCGCATTGCACTACCTCACGCACATCCGGGTCTAAGTCATCACACGCTAATAGATTAGCGCGAACGGCCTTGTCGATGCTGTACTTCTCACCGACCCACATCAGTTTCTTTTGCTCGTCCGTGACGCGCGCCAGCACCCACTCGCGCATACGTGGCGAGCGCACGGCCAGCCCGCCTGTGATCTCGGTTACGATACTTTGTATCTCGGCTAGTTCGGCGTCAGCGTAGCGGATCGCCGCCTTGCAAAGTGTAATGTCTACCTTTACACCTCGGTCATTGATCCGCTCGTTCACGTGGTAGTCAAGCAATTCCTCATCGGACAACTGCCGCAGGGCAACGCTTACGGCGCGCATAGCGCGCACGTCCTGCTCGCAATACTCTATGAGTTCTGGGATGAGCTTGTCATTGTAGGGCGGCACACAACACTGGCGCACAAGGTAATCGCCCCGGCGGTCTTTCTTCATGTCAGCGCCCGCGAACCTGCCGACGTCCTCAAGCGACCCCGGCGCGCAATTAGCGCGGGCTTGTGTTGCGGTGCAATAGAACTGCTCAAGATCGAAGTTGATCTGAAGCACGTACCAGAAGATCAGACGCTCAAATGCGGCGTTATGCGCGCGGATCTGGCCTTTGTGGTTCTTAATTGAATCTGGGAATGGTTGATCGGGCGTCCATGTCTGAACGTCGCCGTCGTCAAAAGCGTAGGACATACAGATGACTTCGGTTTCCAAGTCCTGCGCGTAGTTATAGACACCCGCGACCCGAAGGTCGCAGGTGCTACGGGTTTCGAAGTCAACCCACAGGATCACTTACCCTGCGCGACG